TGCTTATGACTGCTAACTTTGAAGTGTGAGAACTCTTGTACTTACCCTTCAATGTCACTGCGTTCAACGCAGATTCAAACTCTTTCTTATTCACTGTAAATTTAACATTCATATTGCACCATCTCGTAGTTCAGTAATACCATGCCAAACTACGTTAGGTGGCTTACCATCTCTCGTTGTCCACGTAGTTCCAACTAGGTTGCCTTTGGTTCTACTACCAATTAGTTTAGCAAAATACTTCAATTCGCCTTTGTCCTCTCGACTATAACATCTAATTTCCTGCTCTAGTTTGCCGCCCCAATCTTGCCAAGAGGGAATATAGCCAACAACAGTATTGTCAATGTATTGCTCCTTCTCATGAGTGATGTATATCACATCACAATTCAAGGAATACACTGCTTCCATCATGAAGTTAAACGTCTTATTCCTCTCTCCATATTGCCAAGGCATTACTTTAGTGACTTTTGTTGGGTCACTGTTGACCTTCAGCAGACAGGAATTGAAGTAAGTATCAACGCCATCGAATACAAAGATAGGTTTCTCTCCCTCTAGTATTCTTTGTCTAACCATATTGATGAACATCAACGACTCCTTCTCAGACTTGTTGATATCTATTATGTTCCTCTTATCCCTGTTGATAGGACAATGGATTTGAATCCTATCGGTGGAGTCATGATGCTCTCTCCATGTGGATTCAACACCTCTATCCCAATCAAGGACGTATATCTGCCTATCAGGAAAATCTAGAGATAGACCTGTTTTACCAGTCTTGGGCTTGCCCCATATACCCAATACCAATCTTGCTCTATTGTCTTCCTTCTTCTTCAAGAATCTCTTGGCATATGCTTTATTCCATGCCTCTTGTTCTTTTCCGAAGTCAACATCTTCTGCTTTTGTTATATTCTCTTTGCTTACCGCATCGCCTTTGTTCTCAGTAGTCCAACTCATTTGCATCACCTAATTCTAATTTCAATTCATATTCCGCCCATTGATTCATTATATCGCGTAGGTCTTCTAAATCGACCTTAATTCTTATTTCTTTACCTGATGGCAAGTGGAACTTCATCCAATACTCGCCTGTGTCTGCATTCATTCTCCATGTAATGAACTCGACTGTCCTTAACATAGTAGCATAACTACCACCATGTATTACTCCGTTCTCAATTTTAAACATACTATTCATTTTATCACCTTTTTAGGGGCTTTGCACCCCTTTGTCGGACACTGCTACCGATAGGAACGATTAGTCTCAGAACCAATCAATGTCTTCTTCTGTTGACTCGTAGGGTTCTGCTACAACTCCACGGTTCTCAGTGCATAGAACACCGCTAACGTTTAGCGTAATATCACCCGGTCCACCATCTTGGTTCCTGCCCTGTGATGTTCTACCAACAAGAATCAATGCTGAACCAATGCCGAAGTCAATGTCTATGTTAGATGGAATCCAACAAGTTGTTCCAGCCCATGAGCCACCATCATAATCGAAATCAGAATTCAAATCACTTACGGTTATCCTTCTTGTTCCAATGCTGTTTGGCGTCATGTTGACACTAGATACAGAACCATCAGTGATTACAAAACGCTGAGCGTAGGGCTTACCTTCCGACTCAGAATGATGCCTTGCAACATCTGATAGACTGCAATAGTGTGCCATTGCGTTCTCCATCATATGCGTCTGTAAATCAGACACAGATGGGCTTGGTGTCTTTGTTGGGTCATCATCAGACAAGTCAGCGTTATACACTAGACTCTCCATAGTACCCATCTTGAAACCATAAATCCTGTCTGCATTGTTACTGTCAGGAATACAGTCAAAGTGGACATAGTGGAATGTCTGAGGGTTGAACGTCTTACATCCATCTCCTTTGTAGGAGAAGTAGTAAAGACCCTCGTTACCGTCAACAGTCCCAATAAAGACTCCTGCGAGCCTGAATTGCTCAGATGGTAGTGGCCTACCATAGTTGTTGTTTGGACCGCTAGAATACTGCTGTATGCTATCTAACGGCACAATCCACTTACCTACCTCTATCTCATGAGAGTTAGAGGGAAGTTCTGAGACAGTCTTTGTCTGTTCATCGCCCTTGTGCATTCTGCTAATCTCATAGCCTCCACCTTCTTCTAGGATTACAGCCACTTTACCGAGTGAATAGGTAGTATCAGCATCTCTAAGATACTCATTCTTAATCCTATCATTCTGCATTTTAGCCATGTCTCTAGCAGCATCTAGGGATATGAAATATCCTGATGCCTTCTTCACTAGTGAATTACTACTAGTCTGTTGCTTCGGTGCGTCCTTATAGGCAAAAGTCCCACTGAACCATTGCCTAAACAAAGATAGAGCCAAAGCCCAATCTTCTATGGGGTTGAGATTGTTTGTTTCACATATCTCCATATACTTTGTTTCTGTTTCAGAAACCTCCATTCCCAAGACTTCAGCAGCCTTGGCTATTTCTATATTTACCTTTTCTTCCATTTTATTCATCTCCAATATTTTCTATTTATTTTATATTTTTTCTTTCTTTCAAAGTATTCAGACCACTTCATTTTATCACTTAAAAACAAATCCGAACTCATCTAGAGTTGTCTGTCTGCTATTCTCTAGTGCCATTATGGTACTCATTCAATGCCACCCTCCATCTGTTCTTGCTGCTGCTGTTGCATAGGTGTCCAATTCCTTAGTTGGTTTTGTTCATCTATCTTGAAACAACGCAACAAAGCCTCATCGAATGTTATATCATTCTCCAAGGCATAGTCACTTATCTTGTCATACATTTCTTTCGGTATTCTTATCTTCATCTTTTTCACCTCTTTTTCTTTTAGATTAACTGGCCTACCATCCACGCCGCTAATACTTTAGGAGTCATGCTTCCACTTCTCCATTCACTTTCCCCCACTACTCTAAGATACTTGAATTTCTTTGCTGTTGGCAAACTACTTTTCTTTAGTATTACATCATGAATTCCTATACAAATAGTTTTCATGTCTAACGACATATGTATCATATCATGCATCTTATTGAGGGCTAATTCGTATTGGTCATTTAGAATGTGTTCTAACAATTCATTGTATGGTTGTTGCATTCTTTCTATTTGCATTGTTAATGAAGTATCACTTGAAACAGATGCCTGTAATTCAGTAATCCCTCGTCTTAAGTCACCATTTAGAGTCCCTATAAACTCTTCCAACTGAGTAAAATCTACGTCAGATATCCCTTCAGCCGACAGTATTCTTCTCAAAGCAATCGCTATCTGCTGGTCTGATAGCCTAGTAAAGCCGTAGTTTGCGCACCTCGATTGCAGTGGATAGATTATCTTGTGCCTATGGTTGCATGTGATGATGAAACGAACATTGGAACTATAACGCTCCATTAGTCTCTTCAACGCATTCTGAGCATCGGGAGTCATACCATCCATCTCATCAAGTAATATCACCTTATGAGGTACATCACCTATCTTCATAGCGGAGGAAATCTCCTTGATTGTGGTTCTAACCACTTCAAGCCTCCTATCATCAGAGGCATTGATTTCAAAGAAGTTAGACTCCTTATCCTCACCTAGCACAAAGTTTGCTATCACTCCTGCTGCCGCAGTTTTACCTATACCTGCTTCCCCATAAAGCAAAAGATTAGGCATTCCTTCTTTCCAATTCCTAGCATCACTAACGAACTTATCTTGTCCTAAGATTTCTTCTAGTGATTGCGGTCTATATTTTTCTGTCCATAACATTCTAATTCACATCCAATTATCTAATCCAACCTGTTTGTTTTTCTTCTTTACTTTAGATACCCTATCCGGTATCTTGGCCCTGCGCTTCTGCACATTGTTCAACTTGGTTTTCATGTACTTCACGAAATCAGGGTCTTGTTTCATTTGCTCTAAGATATACTTCTCATGGCTTTTCAAGCCAACCTTTCTGCATATCTGAGCATCTCTATCATACGCTCTCTTAGATGGGATTATCGCGCTTCTAGCAAGAGTCCCATTATGAGAGTAAGCCAACAACTCGTAGAAGTAGTCCTGCGACCATCTTCTCTTCACCTTAGCATCGATGTACGCTAACTTGTTGGGATGTATGTTTGCTGTCAACCAAGATAGTATCTGAACATCCGGTGGTTTGTTCAACTTGAGTTTCAAGGCAACATCATCACGGTCTTTGTTCTTCAAGAAGTCATGAGTAATCTCAAACACATTCTTGTAGTAGTCTTCAGGTTCATCTGAATTAGGAGCCAATGATTTCAATTTGGCTTGTAATTTAGATTTACCTGCTCTCTTTAATTTGCATAGCGAGAATATTTTCTTAGGCACATCCTTTTGGTTTGCCGATGTTAGAACAACATCACCTCGATATTTTAGTAAGGTATCCACAATCAACTCAGTGTTGGGTTTGAAGTTAGCCTCTAGTATGACTATACCTCTATCAGCAGGAATGCTGTAATTGTCAACAACATCATATTCGTTGGCATACCTTACAATTGGTTCATCGAAAAAGGCGAGTGCTTGTTCTTTCTTTTCTGTGCCTTCTTTCCCTACAATTATAATTGGTCTTTTTGTTTCTATTCCTATTATCATTCTATCTCCTTCATATGCATTATTTCTGTATATTCAGTATTGCACTTGGGGCATTCTATATTCATAAAGAACACCTTAGCACTTGACTCAATACTTATGCAGGTTTGGAATACAACATGGCGGTAGCCACATTCCTTGCATCCATCCCTAAGTGTCCGATATGTCTCATTCTCTAGAATCTGAATATCATCTGAGTCAGGTGCATCCATCATATCTCTCCCTTTAATCTTAGAATCTTATCTAATCCTTCTAGAGTATGATGCTCGCCACTGTCTATTATTTCTATAATCTCTCTCAACTCTCCCCAACAATCCTTTGCATCAGGCAACGATTCTGGGACTAACTGAATGAGTTTCCATATATTCACAATACCACCTATTGTGAGTATCGGTCTTGGTCTGCTTCTATGTTCTTCTGATTTGTATTTCGACTCAATTCCCTTTTGAATGAGAGTCCTATGAACCCCCAAGAGAAATGTTTCAGACCCTCTTATATTCACTCTAACTCTTACTCTGTAACCTATGTTAGTATTGTCAGCCCTAGATACATGTATCTCTGGCTTTGCAATAGAGATTAGAATTCCTATCAGTTGGTCATCATTATACATCGCTAACTATCTCCCTTACTTCCACCAATTCGTGCTTGACACGTAATTCATCTAAGCCCTGTGATATCCATTCAGCCATCTTGCTTTCCTTGATATCAAATGTGAACACAAAGGAAATCAACCAACCGCGCTGAACATCATATGCTCTGGCGTCTTCTTCTGTTATTTCTTCTACTCCTACGAAATAGGGATGCTTATACACATCCTCTATCCCTGATTTAAGGATAATCATATCTCTATGCCCCGGTTCTGCATAGAACATATATCTAACTAAATCACATCCTCCATACTTGGCAACTATCTCACTAATATCAATCTCATACATCTTCTACATCCTCCAACTTAGCCATTGAACTAGACAAGTAAGTCTTGTATTCTTTGGCGTACTCACGATTTTCTTCCCATTTACCATAACCCTGTTGAGGTGCTAGGTCTAGATAATACCAATGCGCGGCAGTTATTCTCTTATCACCATGTTCAATGGCATTCTCTTCTGCTCGACCAGCCAAGGTATGTACTATTGCTTCAAGATGGTCTGCAACGTAATATGCCAAATCGTGAGATATTGGTAATTCAGTTGCTTCTTTTATCACCTTGACGAAATGAAACCTAGACAGCCGTTTTCTATTGATAGGCGGAGCCTTTGGAACTACTAATGTGCCGTTATCATCCACGTATGGGACCATTTTGGCATTCATTCTCTTGAATCTCCCCCTAGTTTCGTCACCGGCCCTCTTCAAATAAGCCATATTATCTACAATCTTTACGCAATTATAGGGTATAGCGTCTATAAGGGTCATTGAACCTGCTTTAATCAATTACATTACCTCCTTCAAGGTATCTAGAGTATCAACTTCAGAAGCATACTTATCTTTTCTAATTCTAATACAACGTGGAAATCGAAGTCCAATGTTATTATCAGCATCAGTGGTAATCAAGTCACACGTTACCTCAAGCACGATACGTGGCAGAAAATACATGGCGTCATCTGAAAACGACTCGACGTTCTTTCTCAACTCAGTTGTCAACCACTCTAAATCATAGTCACTGAAGCCTGTGCCTACTTTACCCACTGAGACATAATCTGAGCCATCCTTTACAGATATGCCATAAGCACCAAACACATGGCTTCTCTTGCCTTCACCATAGGAAGCAGACGTTATAACTACATCATAGTTGAATCTAGGAGGTTTGTGCTTCAACCATCCCTTGCTTCTCTTGCCTGATTGATATGACATGCTAGGGTCTTTTATCATGATACCCTCAAAGCCTAAATCAATGGCAGTTCTATATGCGCTCTCAATCGTTACATCGGAGGGGAATACATATGTCTGA